AAACCTCAAGGCCCTATTGGTCTTGCCGTCAAAATGTAAAAGTGATTGTCTATGCGTATGCCTGGTTGGTAGCATAAAGCATATGGGAGTAGCCTCGGATATTAATCTATATATCCTATCTTTTGGTTGTTGTTTTTGTTTAAGTGTTTTCACTTTGAGTAGATTTAATTTGATTTATAATAAAAAGATAGGAGGCCAAAACCTCCCATCTTCTTTTAATACACTATTCTTAAACTCCGCCTGCGGTCTGGAATAAGAAGAAGTTGTTTGCTCCAAGAGTACAAAGACATCTTTCAGAAAGGAAACTAACATTCATTTCATCAATGGTGCTAGTCTGCGCCCCTCCGGCAGAACCTGTAATCCAAGATTTATACCTTCTATCTTCCGTCTCAGATGCTCTATATCTAACGTGCAAGAAAGGTCTTTTAGCATTCTTACCAAGTATTTGGTCGTAAACGCTAGTAGAACCTGCAGGGACTAATACCCCGTTGATTGCACCGCCATCTATATCACCTCTTAATGTAGCATCGTTAAGATACTTCCAGTCGGTTTTGTAGAATTCATATCCTCTTTTAAAGCCATGGAAACCAAGGTTTAAAGCCATATCTTCATCGTTGTCAAAAAGACCGTATGAAGTACCACCTGCTCCGTAAGAATTTTGAGCGGCTAACATATCGTCAATATCAAATCCGAACTGACGGTTAACGAAGATCACATTCTCTTGGATTGCTCCCTGCTTATCAAGCCTTTGGATAATGTTATCGAAGTCGGCTAATGAAGTTGGGTTACCACCTCCAAATACGTTACCTCTAGCATTTATAGCATCAAATAATCCTTGTGTACCTGCACTCTGTGGGAGTGTAGAACCTGCGGGATATGCTGAAGACACTAAGAACGCAGCTGCTCCTGAACCAGTTTGTGCCGGAACACCTTCGATCATTGACATCTCAAGATAGTCATCGAATCTCAAACGAGTATCATGTTCAGATTTCAAATACCATAAGTATCCTGTTGCGCCATTTTCAGAGGTAATTTCTACCCATCCAATCTGAGCCATATCAGAACCTGCTACAGTATAGTTTTCTTTGATGATGATCGGTTTGTTATCCAAGAAGATATCTTCAGAATCTAGAGAGTCGGCCATGCCTCCATCTCCTTTTCTGAATTCAGAGCCGTAAACGAATATGCTACAACCAGTTGTTGCCGGAATCGCCTGATTTGCCTCGTAGTAAGCTACGGTAAACGCATCCGCAAATCCACCTGCTCCTACAGTAGTAACAATACCTTTGTTGGATGCAGTGCCTCCATCTTCAGAAATAAAAATTGTTTGACCAACTCTGAAGTTACATGCAGGATTTAAACCTGCTCCTAAAGGGCCTGTAAGCCATGCGACTGCTCCCGGGGCCGGACCTGCTGCTGCTGCCGTTTCTGCTCCTACATACTTAGTATGTAATCTGCCTTGTTCCGCCCATTTAACCATGTCGGAATTTGTGGGTAACTCTGCTCCCACCATTCTTAAAAACGATGCCACTGTTCTATTACCATATCTCTCAAATTCCTTTTCATATGTATCGGGTAGATACTGATTCAAGAAATTGAAATTGGTTATATAATTAGTAGGCAAAGTAGTTTTATTTGCGGACGGGGTTAATTCATAACCTGGTACCGCTTGTACACCTGCTGCCATAATATTTTAATTTTCTTTTTTCAATTTTAAGTTATTTACTTGATCTAATTATAAGCCTCGAACCCAACTTCTCATTACTCAAATTAGTGACTTTAAATCCTCCTCCGCTATTGCTTTCAGGTGCAGTTCTTACAGACATATCAATGTTCTTCGTTTCCTTGGTAACATTATCAATTGCATCTGTTTTTCCCTGCTCATAAAAGAACTTAGCAAATCCTTCTGGATTTAAAGCTACTGCTAATGAGCGATGATATGCCTCAACATCGTTAACAAACCCATCTTTATTGATGTGCTTGGCAACAAAACCCTCTAAAGAAGATTGGGACTTTTTTAATTGGTCCGCATTCGCAGGTTTATACCTTACTTCCTTGTCACCTAGTGAAAATTCAAAACCTTTGAAATTATCGGTAAACAATTCGTTTGTTTTATTTGCGAAATACTCTTGCCTCTTTTGAGTATGTTCTTGTTGAGATTTGGACTCCTCAGCCGCCTTTTTAAAAGCCGAATAGCTTTTCTGATCCTCCTCCGAAAGACCTGTTCCGGCAGACTCTACTGGAACTAGATATTCTTTTTTCAGATTATCAAAATACTCTTTGGCTTTAGAAAGTTCTTGTTTTTTAGCTATACTTCTCTTTTTCCCTTCCCTCTCATCATCATAATCCTCATCATAGGAATATTTTGATTCTAACTCAAACGCAATATCCTCATCATCTAAATGAGGTTGTGTTTGTTTCCAGTACTCTGCTAAAATTTCATCAGGATCAGCTTCATCATAATCAGTGTTTAACTTCACATAATCATTAATGCCGCGCCCTGTGTCTTTCTTATACTTTAGAAAAGCTTCGACATCCTCCGGGAGGTTGGCTTCCTTTTCTTCAGTAGTGAAGAGTTCATCGATAGAGTTAACATCTCTATCGTATTTTTCTTTAATATATGAAAGAACGCTATTGTCATTTATAGTTTCAGGAACTTCTTCAGTGGTTTCTACAACCGCTTCGGGTTCTCCTGTAGTATCTTCTGTTTCCACAGTGTGCCTTTCCACCTTAACTTCATTAGTTTCCGGATTTATAGCTATTTCTGTGGTTTCCGTGGAAGCTGCAACTTCCTCTCCTGAGTCCTTCAATAAGGTGGCCTCAACTTCTTGTTGAGACTTCTCTGTGGTGTCATCAAGAGATTTAACTTGAAACTCTGCCATAGTTGATTAGATTTAATTTATTGATTCTGCATAAAGCAAAGGTAATAAAAAAAATTAAAAGTTCTACTACCCCGGCTCAAATTGTGCCAAGTCAAAGCCATCTAGAGTGTCTTCATTGGACTCAAAGTCAATAGGTGGAGAATTTTGTTGGCGTTGATCAATTAAGTGCGACTGCTGCGTATTTTGGATACCCACCCTATCATCTTTGGCTTTCTCGCGTTGTGTTTCTCGGGCCTGAAGAGCCTCGCCTTCTACTTTCTTCAGCTGCATATTAAACTCAAACTCTTTCTGCATCAACTCCTGTTTAAGATTCTTTTCCGCCGTAAGCTTCTCAATCTCAAAGGCGGCTTCCGCTTGTTCGATTTTTATCTTAGCCTGGGTTTGCATTTCTATCTCTTGGGCCTTAGCCTGTGCAGCTGCTTGCTGTGATTGCATATTTATGTCCCCTTGCATCTTCATCTTCTGTTGTTCAGCTGCCTGATCTTTCTGTTCTTTTTCCTTACGCTTAACTTTTAGTAATTCGTTTGCCAACTTTAGATTTGAAAGCATTCTGATGTCAATTGCATCTTCTAAATTAATACTGTCTTGTTGTAGAGCCATTTGAATATTCTCTTCCAACTTAGCTTTCTCTTCTTCATCCGGTGCTACTTCAATAAAGATTCCAAAATCATGCAAGTACAGCTTATTAATATCCTCTAAGAGATTGATATTATATTTCCCTATCTGATTAGCAAATTCTTCCCTAAAGGGAGCAAACTCTAAGATATCCGCCATACGTATAGATAAAGCTTCGGCTAAGCGGCGAGTTATAAATAAACTCCCTTCTAAGATGTGGCGTGTTGCGGTATTAGAATTTAAAGCAGCTAATTTCTGTAGACCTACAAGAGAATTAGGGTCCGGCGTAGAAGCATCTCTGGCTTCATTGAGTCCCGTTACATCTCTGATCATATTAAGAAAATGATTGTAACTATTAATTAAGCTTGTAATCTTAGCTTGACCACTATTAGCATTTAGTTCTTGAATAGGAATTTTGGCATGATTGTATTCTCCGTCCTGAGTAAAGCTACGCCCGATCACACTACCTGTTTGGAAATACATGCGTAAAGCATCTTCAGGATTATAGGCGGCTCCTGTGCCAAGATCGACTTCATTCAGTCCATCGGCATCTATGAAAACCCCATCCGGGACCACTCTTTGCAATACTTGTTGCAATTTGAGATGTGTCATCTGTATCAAATCCGCAAAAGGAATCATTCGTCTTACTAAAGATTCTATCACTCCTTTATATGTCCGGGGCGCTACGGCCACATAATTGGGCAACGCAAATTGTGAAGCTGATTGGGGGCGCACCATGTTCTTGGCGAGTTCCCATTTTAAAAGGTAATTACTTCCTAATACCATGATTCCATCATACCATACATCGATGCGGCGCTCTTTTTTTACAAATCTCTCTTGGTCTTCGGTCTCAGGATTAAAGTTTTCATCTTTGCGTAGAGTTCTTTCTCCCCCATTATCTAAAAACTTTTTCTTATAGACCATATGTTTTGTGGTCTTGTAGTTATAATAGAGTAAGGTGACCACATCTTTTTGGAACAAGCTATCTCGATAGGGTCTTAGGATTCCATAATAGTCATACCATGCTGACCCTAACTGAACTATATCTTTAAGTTCCTCATCGGTTAAGTCAGGATTTATTTTCAGTAACTCGGATACAGGTATTCTTTTTACCTCCCCAAAATAAAAGCAATCTTCAAAAGTCGGTGATTCAGTATAACTATATACCACATTGGCGGGGTCAACGTAATCAATTTCTACGCCTGTATTAGGGAGAAAGCTATGTTTCACCATTCCCATTCCTACCACCATAAGGTCATAATCCACTCTGCGCCTAATATCATCATAGTGATTTTCTTTCAATAGTGTTTGTATACCTGTTTCTTCAGCTATTTCAATGCCAGGTTTATAATTCATTTGCATATATAATGCAAGTTCTTGGTCTGTCTCCGGTAGTTTATCTTCATCGACATTAAAAGCATTAACTCCAAACTCCTCTTTGGTCTGGAGTAAAAAGTCTTTAGCGATCATATCCCCTTCTATCATTTGCTGATAAGCTGACTTCCTCTCGGAAGCTAGTGCATCTACGGCCTCAGCCTTGACATGGAAAAGACGATCATTCATTCCATTAACTACTATATCTACAAATTTTGGTATGATAGGAACTGGGGTCCAATCCATATTAAGATGTGACAAATCCCCGTCCACGGCGAACTCCGTTTTATATTTAGCTATAGATTGCTCTCCTCGAGCATATAATCTTCGTCTATGAAATTCTAACCATTGGTTATAAAACTGACATGTGTTTCCATCTCTTCGGAACCACTCAAACTGTATGGCTTGCCCAATGCGAAGGCCAAATTCAGGAGAAGCTTTTTCAGCATCAGAGGCTAATTGTCCGGGAAATGAAAGGGGCGATATGGTGAGTGGTGTATATTTCATTCTTTTATAATTTGGCTTAGTGATCCTTTATTATTATATCTTGCAAATTTAACGCTAATTTTTGATTCTTTTTTAATCGGGGTGTAAATATGTTTCTGATTAGCCATTATCGCTAAGCCAGAACTAATTGTGGCATCATACTTTGTTCTCCTAGTAATATCAAATCTTGCCCAATCCATTAATGTCTTTGTAAAAAACATCTCTCCCATTTCATCGGCTTCTCTATAGACACCCCCTGTATCCAATCCCACATATTTTTCTATATAGGATTCAATAGCAGCTGCATGACATTGTTTTACATCTTCAGAACTATTAGGAATCCCTCCCAATTCTATTTCTGTTTTGGACAACTTATGTCGTGGCTTATCGGGACGATTCATTGAAAACCCCCTATAACCTCTATTTTTAAAATGGTATAGTAATCGGGGTTTGTTATTCTCAATTAAGATCGGCATTCCATAAAATACGCAGGCCATCAATACTTCTTCAAAGAATATCTCTGCCGTTTGGGGGCGGGCGATATATTCTAGGAAGAAATGATTAGTAGGGGCATCTTGCATATGGAAGGTAGTTAATCCATGTAGTGAGCCTTTGGACCCTCCTCCTACTACTACTCCTGATATATCATAAGGGTCACACCCAAAGGTACCCATATGTTCGTTGCCAGGAAATTTACCATTCCGTCTTTCGAGAACATTGTTCCTGAGAGAAGCGGGGGGGACCCAACTCACTAAAAAACGGCCCCGGGAATCGGGAGACCATATTACTTCGGTATCTTTATCTCCGTTCTTCCAATGAAATGTACCCCGCGTAAGTACATGTCCGGTAATTAAATCTCCATTATAATCTATTTGTTGATATAGTTTGGTAAGATTAAACAAAGAGTTTTTGCTTTCATCTCTAAATGCATGTGCTTCCGTGCGGGGGAACTGCCTATAAAACTCATTTAATGCATCCGCATCCCCCTTCAATGAAGATACTTCATTCTCCCAATAGTCAATTACGCCCTGGGTGATCATTCCGCCATCAATAGCTTCCACAGGTTTTGGGGGTGTACGGAATACGGGGTATCCATATTGGTCCATGAATCCTTCAAAGTTCCACTCCATAGGAATGAAAAGAGAATATAATCCCGATTTTGTTTGACCATTAGCATTCCGTATTGAGGGATTAGAATCTTCAAAAAGTTTTTTAAAATTTTCTCCTCCTTTATCTAATGCATTGGAAGTGGAACCCATCAGGCATTTACCTACTACTCGACTTCCTAACCTTAAACACGTTTTCGTTACTCGCCAATTATTAAGAATGTTTTCCGGTCGGTCCCATTTCCCGGACTCATCATGGATTAACCGCAATAGCTTTTCTCCATCGTAGCTATTATCCGAAGTGTTCTTCCAATCAATGACAGTATCTAATCCATCGAGAAGCATCTCTTCGGTTTCTAACATATTCTTTCTAGTAATTTTGGAAGCAGGTACCCGATATGCTAATTCAGTTTTTGGTTTATCCATACCATCTTGTATAGGCTTAAAGAAAAATGGATAATGATTAGAGATAGGTACTACCTTATCGGTAAACATTTTTTTAGCATCGGCCCCTGTTTTAGAAAGGATGCCTATTCGCGCATCACGAGTTATGGTAGCCGTATGTACTCCCTCGGACGAACTCATAAATGAAAATCCCGATCTCCTATTTTTAAGATAGCACATCCCATAGCTGCGACTATCCACAAGGCACGCTTGCCAATACAGATAAAATATTCTATTAGCTTCCCTAAATTCTGGATGACCAATATCAATTTTGGTCCATTGGAGATACATGTAATGAGCGCCTGTAATATAAGTAGGGTTATTGTTATTCATGAACCAATAACCCTGTTCTCGATTGTTGAATTCATGCTCTATATAATCTACCCATTTAGATTTAAATAAATTGTCTCTTTTGTTCCACTCGAATATAGTTCGAATACGAGATAAGTCTTTACAATATTCTTTTCTCACCCATTTGTTTTCTCCCTTATCTATAGCCGAGGGGGCCAACGGGAGACCTATCTTAACGCCATTAATCTCATATATTTCTCCCAAGGTTCCATTGGTAGAAATAATAACAATATCAAGCTTGGGATCATACCCTTCTTTCCATGATTTTAAACGATTTTTTTGCCGGATGGTTTTCGTGGGTATTGGAGGCGATATTATTTTATAGAGTTCTATAGACATTATTTTGACCTTCGTTCAGCAAATCCCTGGGATATACTTTTTTCAAAGGCTGATGTGTCCCCCTCTAATAATGCTTTTTCATCTTGAATGCGTTGCAATATTTCAAACGCATCGAAGATGGCTAACTTTTTAGTAGCAGCTGCATTTTTAAGTCTATCCGCCGCCAGTTCATCATCAGGGTCAGGCTTAATGATATCCTCTCTCGCCACCTTAATCAATTGTTTTACGGCGGATTCTCCCGCATCGATAATCTGTGATTTTAAACCTTGTATATCTATAATTTTACGCATATATTTTTAGTGAACATACGATATAATTTCTCCCCATCTATTTCAAATTCATATTCGCTTTCGGGAGAGAAAGAAATTTTATCGCCAACCTTTAATCCCAACTTTATTAATTCGTCATTAATATACGCAATTTCTCCTACAAGAAATAATTCACTGGGTGCCTCTGCATTAAAGTTCGCATAATGCATAGCAGTATTTTCTAGGGGGCGAATGAAACAATAAGGATTGTGAGATAACCATCTACCTTTAGATTTATATAAAAAGAATTGGTCCCAATACACCACGTACAAATCATCTTTAACATAGGAAGGTCCTGAGCGTTCTCTCCCTTTCATATCATAATACTTGCGGAAAACATTATGATGGACTAACAAGGTATCACCTATATGTATACTACCATTGTATCCCATAGGAACATTTTCCACTATACCAAAACGATTGGTTACCGTATGATCTTCTTGGGAAGTACTTACTATTAATCCCTCCTTGATATTATCATAGCGCCTACCACCCACAGGTTTAATTATAAAATTGTAGGGAGACTGCATTAGTTAAAGGATATGTTATATTCAATAGAATAAGGCATATGGGCATTGAACTCTTTCCATAATACCACTTCCTTACCTCTGCAAATCCAAATTTTTATGTTGCCATTATCCAAGCGTTGAATGGCATGTATCACATAACTTGACCCTTTTTGGATAGTATTCCCATGTACATAATGCATGGCTCCCGATTTGTAATCGGGGCCAATAGCAATTTTACGTATATACATTAAGCTTCAGAAAGAACCCCCGTCTCCAAGTTGACATTTCTTTTGCCATACTTTTCTTCCAGTCCTGCTTGGTATTGGCTGAATTTGGCGGCTTTATTTTCGATATCGGCAATAAGTCCTACCTTGTCGGATTCTAATCTTTTTTGTGTTACTACTAAATCGCTAAGACGAAGTCTAGCAATCGTAAAATTCTTTTGAAGTTCCCTTAACTCTTGAAGGTCCTCTTCGTTCATTTTATTCTGATCCATTTAATTTAATTTGATTTGATTAACAATAATTAATTTTATACTATACACACTACATTGCATGGGACAACGGCTCCCGGTAATGTGACTCCGGTAACCACATACATATCTCCTGGCCCAACTCCCGGTGGGGGGAGTGGTGCGCCTACTGCAACATTAACAATTCCACCTGTTGCGGCAGGCCCTGCCCCACCACTAACATTAATATTAATAGTGTTGGGATTTACAGCGGAAGAAAATTTTCCTAAAGCAATAGAGTTGGGGGCAGGTGCGGCAGCTGCGGCACCAATAGCTATTGAACTATCTGTGGTACGAGCGGCATCTCCTATAGCCACACTATAAGAATCTCCACCTGCTAAAACATCTGAACTTGATCCTATCGTCACATTTCGTTGACCAGTAGTGGCAGTAAACCCTGACCTTTCTCCGATCGCCGTCCATGCCCGTCCTCCACCTAAAGAGTTAAGTGCTTGATATCCTATGCCAATATTTCCTGCCCATGTGGCATTGGGTGCAACTTCGGAGCCTATAAATACGACCCTACCCGTAGCACGCCTTCCCGAACTATTACCTACTATTACATTGGCAGTATTGCTTGCTTGAAAGCCTGCATCATGTCCTACTATGGTGTTAAAACTTGTATTATCAGGAGAAGCATTGGCGGCTGTATATCCTAAAATAGTATTGCCATTAGATGCTAACCCTGAACTAGTAAAGGCATTAGAACCCACAATAGTATTTTCATCTCCATTAGCATTGGCTATAGCACTTTTTCCTATGGCAGTATTATTAGAGCCAGTGGTTAATACTTGAAGTGAACTTATTCCTAGAGCCGTATTGTTAATCGAGGCTGCTGCGGCAGTCCCTAAAGCAAGTACTCCATATGATAAGTTGTCATCGCCAATAGGATGTTTTACCCGAGCAAGAAAGAAATTGTCTAATACCGTTATTCCATTGGGTACTTGTCCAAGATATAACTCCCCCGTTCCCGTTTCATCATTTAAAATATTAGTAGACTCAAGAGGAGTGCCAGTTCCGGTCGGGTCTCCATACCAAAATTTTCTTGCTGCTAATGCAGGTTGTGAATCGGGTTTCCATTCTATTCCAAAACCCGGGCCTTTGCTTTTTAAAACTTCGCCTGCAACCCCACTACTGCCGGCACTATCTTTAAATTCTCCTGTTAAACTAATAAACCCTCCTATAGTTACATCTCCTGCGGCAATAATATCACCTGCTCCTGGGGAGCCGGGTCCTACTTGAGGATTAAGTTGGAGTTGGAGTACACCTGCATTTTTAAGTAGTAAAGAAGATTTTCCAAATCCAATCAAAGGAGCATCGGCTTCATTTCCTGCCGTTAATACCGCACTTAAAGTTGGAGTGGGTGGAGTGGGGTAGAGTGCCGCAATATCTCCTAGTTTATAATTCTTTGTATCTAATGTGGCTGTCTCCGTACCTATAACATAATCATCATTAGTAGGGATGCCAAAGGGATACGATGTAGTATTACTAATCTTTGCCATTGTTATTCTTTTTTATCTTCTCCACCATTGGAGATTTCTTTTATATTAA